TGTGACCAAACATCACTTAGTTTTAGATAAAGGAAAGAAATTAGTTGATCAATATCGGCAAAATCCAAAAATTATGAGCGATGTGCTTTTTAGGCACTCCGTTACAGAATTTTTGAATGTTGCAGAAGGAGATCCAGATTTCTTTTCTTGGGCTAGACGACATGCAGGTGTAGGTCATATTTTTGAGGCTGTTTTAAGAATGGGTAAAGTAGTGAAAGCTTACGGAGAAATGAGTAGAGTAGAACCTACTTGTTTCGTTTTCGAAGGACCTCCTGGTACTTTGAAGTCTTACACTATGTTACCCTTATTAAAGAGTCTCAAAATGCCGGCTTACTCTCATGTTGTAAAGTCAGTGGATGATGGCAAAGATTTTTATGATACTTATAATAACGAGCCAGTCTTTTATATGGATGACGTAGGTCAACAGGGCGTCTCACAGTGGAGAACTATAATTAATATGGTTTCCCCTGTGAAACTCCCTCTAGATTGTGCTGATGCCAAATTAAAAGACACAAAATTCTTCAACTCGGAATTGTTGTTTTTGACAACGAATTCGTTTAGTAATTTGCATGGTCTGACAAAATCGGACTGCATTTCGGATATTAAGGCATTATGGAGGAGAGGAAACGTTTTCGACTTTTCGCAAGCAAAAGCCAAAGATGGTTCCTTAACTGGTGTAATTGCCTTTAAATATTTCGACATTACTACGAATTCGTTTCACAATAGCTTTCCCGTGGACGTTTTTAATTTTTTTAAGCAGCGAGAGATAGAAATATCTCCAACATTCGTTATTAAACCCCAAACTCGCAGAGTGGATTTGTTGGTGTGGATGAAAAAGATTGTTCAAGCGTTTTTGTGCTTGAAGAAGAAGTTTCACCAAAATACCGAGTTATCCCCCGAAGAAGAGCAAATTCTTGATTTTGATTTGTGTGCAGAAATGCAAACAAATGATGATGAAGAATTTTCAGAGGCTTTAGTTTCTTTCGAGGAACGTGAGTTTCATGAAGGTGATGATAACGAATCCCCTAGACCCCCTTTGCATGTTATTCAGTGTAGGCAAGATAGAACTATCTTGATCTCAGGAATAACCCAGCACACAGAAATGTGGGCCGTTAGACAAGAAGCTACTGAC